CTAGTCGCTCGATTGCCTTGTTGTGTATGGATGAGGTGGACAAGTTTCCAGAGCAAGCGGGGTCGGGGCGAGAGGCGAACCCAGTTCAACTTGCGGAGGCACGAGTCAGCACCTACCCAAACCATCTCATCATAGCAACCAGCACCCCCACAACTGCTGACTCAATCATTTGGAGTGAATGGCAGAAGGGCGATATGCGTTTCTACTTTGTGCCTTGTCCTCATTGTGGGCACAAGCAGAAGCTGGTTTGGGGGCAAGTAAAGTGGGACGAGTCGGCAAAGATTGAAGATGGGGTTTATGATTTTAAGCTGGTAAAATCCTCGACCTACTACGAGTGCGAGGGGTGCAAAGAAAAGATTACAGACGGACAGAAAACCAAGATGCTTCGAGAGGGCGAGTGGAGGGCAACCAACCTAAAGGGCGAACCAGCCAGACGCTCCTATCATCTTAATGGCCTATATGCCCCTTGGGTTAGCTTTGGAAGTCTGGCGGTGAAGTTCCTACAAGATAAGCACAATGGAATCATCGGCCTACAAGACTTCGTGAACCGAGTTCTAGCCGAGCCTTGGATGGAACACGAATCAGAGAAGATGGAGATAGTGGCGGGTGATTACAAGATGGGCGAGGTCAGAGTGAATGAGAAACTGATTATGGCTTGCGATATTCAAGAGGCGGGCGGTTTCCACGCTTGGTGCGTTGTTAGGGCTTGGGATATTGAGGGCAGATCGAGGCTTGTGTGGGCTGGTAGGCTAGAGACTTGGGGAGACATCCAAGCCAAGGCAGAGGAGTTTGGGGTGGAATCGAAATGCGTTTTCTGCGATTCGGGCGATCAAACCAGAGATGTTTATTATAATTGTTGTAAGAATGGATGGATGGCGTTGGTCGGTTCAGACCGCACTAGCTTCTCTGAAATTGTAGGGGAGCAAAAACTACAACGCCCATACGCTCGAATTGCCAATGGCGACCCTTTCAGCGGTAAGGCAGTTCAATCGAAGGCAGGGTGGAAGTGGAAGTTCTGCCCAGTCTGGCGTTGGTCAAACCCATCCATCAAAGACATCCTCTCCAATCTAATTAAAGAACCCGGCTACATCGCACTAGATACCCCCGATGTTTGGCGAGTGCATATCGAGGCAGAGGTGAAGGTGAGAGTGAAGAATCCTATGACTGGAAGGGAAAGGCTTGTGTGGAAGCAAGTCGGAAAGCATAATCACTTAATGGATTGCGAGTGTATGAACATCGTTGGTGCGGCCTTGTATGGACGCTTGAAAGTCTCTCCCGCAAGTTTGACAGAAAGTGAGTTTGATAATGGCGAAGGGTGATTTCATTGGCCTACCCCTTGCCACCCTAACTTCTCTTCGTGATAAGTATGTTACTTGTCTTGAGGCGATAGCGGTGGCGGGTTCAAGCTATTCGATAGCTGGTCGTTCGTTCTCAAGGGCGAATCTCGGTGAGGTAAGAGATACGATTGCGGAATTGACCCTAGCCATTCAGTCTGTTAATGGTACTCGTATCCGCACAACTTACACAAAGTTCTCGTGAAAAAAGCCCAACTCAATTTAATAGATAAAGCCGTTGCTTTTCTGAACCCGCAAGGGGCAGTTAATCGGATGATTGCACGGCAGAAGCTCGTCAACTTCTCCTACGATGCCGTCAAATATACAAGGGAACGAAAGGGGCCGAGTTCGCTTTCTGGTGCGGAAGATTACCGAAGCAACTATGACCGAGTAGAGTTGATGAAAAGGGCGAGGGACTTGGCAGAGAATGTTGGCCTTGTTCGCTCCATCCTAATGAAGTTCGCCAGCCATACCGCCGCCAACATTTCCTACCAAGCCCGAACCGAGAACCCCGAAGTCAATACAGAGGTCGAGGCGTATTGGGCAGAGTGGTGGGACAAGTGCGATCTAACCACAAGGCATACTGGTTCAACACTTATGCAAGTGGCGATGATGAGTATGTTGCGGGATGGTGACTTCCTTTTCGTTTTGGTTCGAGATAAGGACGGAAATCTAAAGATTCAAGGCATTGAGGCAGATAGATTGGGAGACCCATTCAAGGTTTATACAAGCCTAGATTTGATCGGTGGAATCCATATTGATCGGGATACTGGTGCCCCAAGTGCCTACGATATTTATAATCGAAGCATCGGGGATTTCTACACCTACCAGACAACTATCCCCTCAAGCCAAGCGTTCCACTTGTTCGACCCGCTCCGCATCGACCAGTACCGAGGAATCTCTGCTTTCCATACAGCCATCAATGATTGCACAGACATCTACGACATTATCAACTTTGAGAAGATGGCCGCAAAGAACGCAAGCTCACAGGCTGGCATCGTGAAGAGGAATAACAACAATGCCTCAGATCTCTCCTCGCTGACAAACGATGAAGATCTCAATGGCAACACGATTAAGCTAGAGGCGATTGAGTCTGGCAAAATCTCCTACCTAGAACCCGGTGAGGACATCGTGTTTCCAGATGGGCCGAGCCGACCAAGCGGAGCATTTGCAGAGTTCCACAAGATTCTATTGAGGAACATTTGCCTTGGCCTTGGCATCCCTTACTCCTTCGCCGTTGACCCTTCCGCTATGTCTGGCCCGACTGCTCGCCTTGAAATGCAACAAGCAGGGCGAACCTTCCGCAGATACCAGAAGCTCCTAGATGATAAAGTGCTTCGACCGATTAAGAACATCGTTATTGCTGACGGAGTAGCTAGGGGATTGATCGAGGACAATGTTGGGAGCAGAACGACTAGGGGTATTTTCAATTTTGGGGCGAATGTCTCCATAGATTTGGGCAGAGAATCCGCTTCCGCAATCTCCGAGTTCAAGACTGGCCTCCGCACCGCCGCCGACATCTACGCAGAGCGAGGCCAAGATTTTGAAAGTGCTATGCGACAAAGGGCTATTGAGGCCAAGCTAGTTAAGGATTTAGCTGGGGAATACGAAGTATCAGCCGACACAATTTCCGATATTGCTATGCAGGGCTTACAGCGAGAAACCCAAGTTCAGACAGCACAAAAGCCAGCCGACCAGCCCCAAGGACAAGAGGGCGATGTGGATATGCTCGGTACGGCTTCACTCAATGGGGCACAAGTCGCATCCCTTATCAATGTTATCAATGCCGTGGCTATGGGTGCAGTTTCCAAGGAGGGTGCAGTATCTATTATCACCGCCGCCTTCCCGACCATCAGCCCAGACCAAGCGAGGGCAATCATCGCTGGGGTCAATGTTGGAACAACCATCCCGACCACCAAAGAAGAGAAACAGCAGATTGGGAAAGACCAAGGCGGGGATGCTTCTGGAGGATCGACACCCCCAGCCCCAGAACCTACTACGCCCCCGACCGCCCCCGCTGGCACTTCTCAAAAAAAAAGTAGTTTAGAGATTCTGGAAAGCCTAGACCCCGCATCTATCAAGATGCTGATTGAGGGGATGATGGGCGGGATTGAGTTGGCAAAATACGATGGGATTGATTTTACCCCACCACAAGGGGCTAGGGATGCCGCTAAAAGAGCCTTGGATGTGCGGGAGACAAAACCACCCAGCCAAAGAGGAATGACCCCAGTAGGCATCGCCAGAGCTAGGGATTTGATGAATGGGGTAAAACTGTCTCCTGACACATTAAGGCGAATGTTGAGCTTCCTGACTCGCCACGAGGTCGATAAGAAGGGCACAAGCTGGGATGAGCAGGGCAAGGGCTGGCAAGCGTGGAATGGATGGGGAGGCGATGCTGGTTACGCTTGGGCAAGGAAAGTGGTTGGGCAGATGGAGGCTAGGGACAAGAAAACCGAGTTCGTTGCTGGCAGGGATTGTGGGCAAGATGAGGGTGGAACTTTCGGGCCAGACAACAAGTGTGCCGTAGGATATGGCAGACCCCCACTCAAGGGGGGATACACCCCAACCCGACCCGGTGGGAAATTCCCCAAGGATTACAAAAGGCCAACGGAACAAGGCAAAAGGGAAAAGCAAAAAAAACAGAAAGACACAACTCCACCGCCCCCACCGCCAAAACTCCCAGAACCACCAAAGCAAAAAGAAAGATCGCCAGAAGAAAAAAGACGAGACGAAATCACAAATACATTTAAGGATGCTGGAATTGAGGCAAACATTCCAGAGAATATAGATAGGGCAAATGATATCGAAAAGTCATTCAAAAATCTAAAAGACAAGGGATACGACATACCACCACCAGAAAGAATCCTAACTGCTGATTTAGGGGAAAAATATGGCTCTGCATTTGCTGGTTCATTTGCAGTTGCAACAACTGGGCAAGATGGAAAGTCGGAAATGATTTTTGATGTTCAGTACAACAAGAGTGGAGATGGATTGGCAAACCAGCTAGATGACTTGGTGGAGGATAAATACTTTTCTTCAAAAGATATATTTGTTCACGAATATGCCCATAATGCACACGGTAAGGCCATAGGAATTGAACAATGGACTTCTCACATTGAGAATGGGTTTGGTTCTGGTCAAATGGCAGATAAAGAAATTCTAACTGCTGGCAAGGTAAGCACCTATGCGGCAAAAGACCCACTTGAATTTGTGGCAGAGGTTTTCTCTGGACACGTAAATGGCGAGTCCTACGATAAAGATGTTTATGAATTATATAAGAAATATAAAGGGCCGAAATTACTATGATGTTTGCACCTAAAGATTTCACAATAGAAAAGCATAAAGAGGCTATGTTGATCTACGGAAGGAACTTGTTGCAACCAAGCCCTAAAGAACTAGCCCGACCAGTCTCCCAAACCCCAGCCCCTCCCAAGGAACGAATCAAAGGCTCAAAGGAGAATCCAAAAGGCACGGCATCCACTAGGAGCAAAGCTGGTGACATAGAGATTTCATCCGAGAACGAGGAGGCATTGAAGAACAAGATTGCCGAGTTCAAAGACAAGCACCCATCAAGGAAAGCCCCTAGCCTTGGAGCATTAAAGAAAGTGTTTCGTAGGGGGGCGGGTGCATTCTCCACTAGCTTTAGGCCAACGATTTCCGGGGGAAAGCCCAACTCACGCAACGCTTGGGCGATGGCTAGGGTGAACAAGTTTCTCAAGATGGCGGGTGGGGGTGAGGTCAAGAAGTCATACCGAGCGGCAGACGGCGATCTTCTTTGACATAACCTCGATGCTTTATGCCCCTACCCATTCCCTCTGCTGACGAATCCGAGCAAGACTTTGTTTCCCGCTTTATGGGAGACGAGCAAGCCATCAGCGACTTTCCAGACGAACAACAAAGGGCGGCGGTTGCCTATTCTACTTATCGGGACGAGGAGATGGAGGAAATGGAGCTGGGAGGGGTGAGCATTTTGGAGGTGGGAGAGGCTAAAGGACACGACCTTTTCGTGGATAAGATCAGCCTAGAGACTGCCCTCAAACTTATGAAGGGAGCAAGGAACGGAATTAAGGTGAAGATCAACCACGGCTCTGGTCTCGAAAGTGTCGTAGCCTTCGCCAGAAACCCCCGCATCGAAGGGGACAAGCTAGTGGCCGACCTCCGCTTGCTCCGCAACTCACCCCACTATGGCCTTATCAAAGAGATGGCATCCGAAGCCCCCGACCAGTTTGGGGTTTCATTGGCTTTCGTGAATGAGTCCGAGACGATTAATGGCAAGGATTATATTCGCCCCCAGAGCATCGCCTCTGCTGATTTAGTTTCCAGCCCAGCCGCCACAAACGGATTGTTTGAGGAGATGGTGAAGTTTATGGAAAAACTCGGTTATGTGCAGGGAGGCAAGACCATCCCAGCCGTAGCCAAAGAAGCCGTGGAGGAAGCTCCACTTGACAAAAAGGACAAATCAAATATGGAAAACAACGATTATAAGAAAGATATGGACGAAATTAAGGTTCGTCTCGCCGCATTGGAAGATGCGATGAAACCCAAAGAAGAAATGAAGAAAGAGGAGATGGCCGAGGAAGCTCCAAAGATCGTCATCGAAAAAGAAGACGAAGATGAAAAAGAGGAGACCAAGGAAGAGATGAGCGAAGTGGTGAAGAAAGTTCTGACCGAGTTCGGCATTAAGCCCATCCCCGCCTCCCCTTCAATCGAAGTTCCTTCCGAGAAAAAGGAAGAACCCAAAACTTTTGAAGCTCTCGTGGCCGCCCATAGCGACTACGGAACAAGCAAGCTCAAGGCGATGAAAGCCGTGATGCTCTCTAACCCAACCGAATACTCCGAGGCTCTGTCTCGTGGTATTACCAAACTATAACCAAAGGATAATACTAAAATGGCAACAAATATTGACGGTGGTGCAATTCGCACCTTTAACTTCGCTTCGGCGATTTCGGCTTACCGATTCGTTCAAATCGGAACAGATGGATTGGCAGTAGCGGCAGTCTCCGGCACGGCTCGTGCAGTTGGCTCTACTATTTCCGATGTAGCGGCTGGTGACAACGGTGCAGTCAAGCTGTTCTACCCAACCTTTTTTGCAACTTGTGATGTGGCGATTGCCGCTGGTGGCCTTGTGGCTACTAGCACGGCTGGCCTCGTGACAACTGCGGCGGCCAATGTTGGCATCGTCGGAGTTGCTCTCGAAGGCGGTGCGGCTGATGCAGTAATCGAAGTCGCAGTTCCCTTAACCCAGTAATTTAACCAACCAAGAAAGAATATAAATATATGGCATACGTAAGTGGTGGTACAACGATTCGAGCAGACATCAACCAAGCGTTGATCGAAGCTCCTCAAGCCGATGTCGGTTTGATCGGTTCGCAACTTCTCCCTTTGCAGAATGTTGATGCAAAGAGCGGAACATACCTAAAGGTTCAACTCGGCGGTGCAGAGTTGCTGACCAACAATGCGGCGGCTCGTGATTCTGGTTCGGGATACAACCGAGGGATTCGCTCCTTCAGTTCTGCGAACTACAGCACGGACGAATTTGGACTTGAGGAGATCGTGCCGGACGATACCGCTAAAGACCTAAACAGGTTTTTTTCGTACGAGGCAGAAACTGCCAAGTTCTTGCTCCGTCAGTTGAAACTCTCCCACGAGAAGCGGGTTTCCGATCTTCTCTGGGCTGGTTCGACTCCCTTCACCATCGCTGACCAGACTCGTGCAGTAGCCTACACGAACACGAACATCGCCACGGTTGATGTGGCTCGTGACGTAGCGGCCGCCAAACTCGCTCTTAACCAGTATGGTTATGAAGTGAATTGTATTGCGATGTCTGCCAATGTGTTTGAGTTGATCAGACGCTCCACCCTCCTACAAAATCAGTTCTTCGGAGTTATCTCCAATACTGGTGCAAGGTTGTTGAGCGAAGCTGAAATTGCGGCGGCTCTCGGAGTTCAAAACCTCCTCGTTGGTCGTGCGGCGATCAACTCTGCTGGCAAGAACAAAGCCTACTCTGGTTCGTTCGTTGTTCCAGATACCAAGATCATCGTAGGTCAGATTGCTGGTGGTGAGTTCACCGCTGGTGGAATCGGACGCACCTTGGTCTGGTCGGGTGACTCGGCTGGTGGTTTCGTTAGCGAAAGCTATCGTGACGAAGCTCGCCGTAGCCAAGTGTTGCGGGTTCGTATGAACACGGACGAAGTTGTGATTGACCCGAACGCCGCCGTTCGTATCACCACCAACTACTCCGCTAGCTAAAGATTGCTGTTGGTTGTTTCCTCTGAAGAAGGGGGAGTGGGTGAATAACCCGCTCCCCCTTTTTCTTTTAATTGACATCCCCTAATAATTAGAAATCCTAGTCTAAATGAAAATCCCTATTTCCCTTTACCTAATCGCTGGAAATGAAGAAGCCCACATCAAGCGAGTCATTGAATCCTTTAAGCCCATCGCAGAAGAAGTTATTGTTTGTATGGCTAGGGGGTCAGCTACGCCAGACAAGACAGAAGAGATCGCCCTTTCGCTTGGGGCTAAAGTCATTCACTACAAGAATAAGAAAACTGATTGGCCTCACATAGACGATTTTGCTTCTGCTAGAAACACAGCCCTAGATGCTTGTAAGAACGAGTGGTCTATTTGGGTAGATGCCGATGATGTAATGGCAGAGGGTGGGGAGAAGGTTTTGCAAGAGGGGTTGGAACAAGCTGAAAAAGTGGGGGCTGAAATTGTTTGCTTTAGGTATCTAGTTGAGAATGCCGGATTGAATCCTATTCGAGAGATGGCCTTACGCAAGGGGTGTGGTAGGTGGAGGAACAGAGTTCACGAAGCCCTTGAGCCAAACGATAGGAACAAGTTATTAGCCATTGATAAAGTGTTTAGGATTCACCGCCCGATTACAAGCAAGGCAGATTCAGCAGATAGAAACCATCGCATCCTAGCAGACGAGCTAACCTCTACCCCATTCAATCTTTACTATCAGCACCAAGAGTTTTTCTTGAGGGGTCAAGTGGATAAAGCGATTGAGGTGGGGGAAAGAGCCTTGGCTTTCCCAGACCTAGACGAGACTCTCAAATATGAGCTTCTATGCAACCTTGGGAGATGCTCGCCAAGCGAGAAGAGGTTTAGATATTTAGGGGAAGCGATTGGAGTCAATCCTATTCGCAGAGAGGCTTATTTTTATTTGATGGCTGAATATTCTGCAAGGGGGGATTGGGCAAAGGCTTGGCATTCTGGAAGGGCTTGTATGGCTATGCCAAAGCCGAATCTTCATTACTGGAATCAAGTTCACGCCGTCTACGACTGGCAAGCCCTCGATGGATACCGGATGGCCTCTATCTGCTACAACCAAAAAGAGGAAGTAGCCAAGCTGGTGAATATGTATCCCAAGCCAAAGATAAGCATTGTCCACGCTACAAGAGGCCGCCCCCAGTTGGCCTTCCAGCGGAAGATGCAATGGCTGGCTTTAGCCAAAGAACCCCTAGCAGTCGAGTGGTTGTTTATGGTCGATCACGATGAGGCAGTTGATTACACCCCGCACGAAGGCAAAAGGGTTAATCCGGGTGGAATTATCAATGCTTGGAACGAGGGGGCAAAGATGGCAAAAAGCGAGGTTATTGTGCAAATGAGCGATGATTGGAGTCCACCGAGGTATTGGGATGCCCTAATTTTGAGCAGAATCGACAACCTAGAGGCCGAAAGGGTTCTGGCGGTATCAGATGGCCTTCGAACCGATAAACTGCTTTGTATGGCTATCCTAACGCAAAAGAGGCTACGGAAGCAGGGGGGGTATATGTTCCACCCAGACTACCAAGATAGTGATGGCATCTATTCAGACAACGAGTTCACGGATAGAGCCTACCAAGACGATTGTGTAATTGAAGCTAGGGACTTGGTATTTAGGCACGAGAACCCTATGTTTGCAGGGGGCAATCCAGACGAACAACTAAAGAATCACAACAAACCAGAATACTACGAGAAAGGAAAAGCTATCTATGAAAAACGCAAAGCAAATAATTGGATGTAGGAAATCAAAAAAGGGGGAGGACACGAAGGGGCTTGGCACAATTACTTTTGGCAAGTCTCGTCTCGACAAAACAAAGTATGTGCTAGTCGATATTACCTATGATGAGAAGGCGGGGAAGGAATTGTATGAGGCTGGGATGATTGCCTTGAAGCACGACCCAGAATCCGTGATTGAGTACGCAATCAAAAAAGCATTAGCTGGGATGGCGAAATGCAAGAAGTAACCATTCACGATTCATTTGGAAAAGCCCTTGCAAAATATAGTGAGGGGCTGGATGTTGGCCTAGAGATCGGGGGAGGAACCGGGGATGGCTCAACTCAATGTATTAGGACAAAAAGGCTATTCAGCATAGAGAACCACCCAGACCGCACCGGAAGGCACTCAATGAATCTATCTGCAAGGGGGGGCGTTGCCATCAACGGCACGGCAACCCTATCAAAGCTATGGATGAACAAAAACGATATCGAGGAGTTTTACCGAACCACCAAAACAAACCTCAACCAATACCCCCTCGAAACAATTTTAGGCTGGCACAATGTCTGCCTAGAGACTGCCTTCCCTTGTTCAACCAACGCCATTGAGGACATTCACTTTGAGCATAAGGTAGATTTCAACTTTGTGCTGATTGATGGCTCGCCCTTTTCTGGTGAGGCCGAACTTCGTTGCGTCCGTCCATTCCTAGCGGAGAAAGCAATCATCGCCCTAGACGATGTGAACGACATCAAGAACTTGGCAAACTACAACAAGCTCAAGGGATTTGCGGAACTGCTCTGGGAGGATTGGTCGGTGCGAAATGGTGCGGCCATCTTTCAGTTATGACGATCGTTCAAATCGGATGCAACAATGGGAAAGATCACATCCTAGATTTTTGCCAAAAGAATAGGGACGGCATCAAGGCGATACATCTTGTAGAGCCAAACCCGGAGGCACTTGAGGACTGTAAGCAGACCTATTCAGATTTCAAGCAAGCCAGATTCCACAACTTTGCGATTGTACCAAATGATGCTGGCTATGTTGATTTGCACATTCCAAGCTCAAAAGCACTCAACGCTCACGCTTCAACATTAAAAAATCACTTAATAGACCACGGCCATATAAGTTTTGATACAATCAATGTGCCATCCATAAGTCTTGCTGGTTTCCTTGATTCAAATAAAATTGAGGAGTGCGACAGACTTTATGTCGACACGGAGGGCTTGGATTGTGAGATCATACTTAATTTTGATATTGCAAAACACAATATAAGAAGAATCGAATTTGAGACTCTGCATTCTGATGGATTTCTAGCAAAGGGACAAAACTATAACTCTTGCATTGAGAAACTAAAAGCCCTTGGCTACAAGGCAACAGAGGCTGGCGAATACAACGAGGCATACGAACTATGAACCATATTACAGCAGACTTTGAAGAGGATTGGTTTAACTCTCCTAATGTCTATAAAATGCTTGTGGAGAATTGCAGGGACGATGGGAAGATTGTCGAGCTTGGGGCGTGGAAGGGCAGAAGCTCGGCATTCCTTGTGGTTGAGGCATATAATAAAAGCCCGAAGATTGAGATTCATATTGTTGATACTTGGGGCGGGAATCCCCTTGATGGCTCGCAAGACAAATCGACTGACCCATATAATAAATTTATTTCTAATATGTCTCTCCTTTGCAGACCTTACCAAGCCCACAGAATGACAACAAACGAGGCGGCAGGGCTTTTTGAGGACGAGTCTTTAGACGCAGTTTTTATAGATGCAGACCATTCCTATGAGGCCGTAAAGTTAGACATTCAAAATTGGATGCCGAAAGTGCGTAAGGGCGGGATATTGGCTGGGCACGATTATACTTCTGCTTGGCCGGGAGTCATAAGGGCAGTTGATGAGATATTCCCAGAGGCTCAAAAAATAGACTATTGCTGGCTAAAACAATGCTAACCATCTTTACCATCGTCCTCAACGGAATGCCCTTTATCGAGAGGCATCTTGCAGAGTTTCAAAAGCTCAAGATTCCTTGGAGGTGGAGAATTGTAGAAGGGGTTAGTGAGCCAGTTGGATGCACCCGATGGTGCAAGCAAGTTCCCGACAAATGGCACAAGGATTTCAAGAGCATAGACGGAACGCACGAATATCTGAATAGCATCCAAGGTGGGAATGTGGTTGTTCATTCTCAAGGCAAACCATTTAACGGAAAGCTAGAAATGATTCAGCAAGCCTTGTTTGGTGTAGATGATGGGGTTGTGATGGAGGTGGACGCTGACGAGATGTGGAGAGCAGAACAGATTGAGGGGATTTACGAATGCCTCAAAGGGGCAGAGGATGGGGCAACGATGCAGTTCCATTGTAACTTCTTTGTGGGAGAAAATAAGCGAGTGGTTACAAGAGAGGGTTTAGGCTCGAACTGGTACGAATGGATGAGGGCTTGGAAGTGGGGAAAGAATGTTTGCTTCACAAGCCACGAACCGCCTCGCCTAAACATCCAGTCTCGCCTAGTTCCAAGGGGAGTGACTGAAACTTGGGGGCTAGTGTTTAATCACTATGCCTACGCAATTCAAAAGCAAGTTGAGTTTAAGGAAGATTTCTATGGCTACAAAGGGCTAGTTGATGGGTGGAGGGAATTGCAAAAGACAATCGGCCCAGTTCGATTAAGCGAATACTTCCCACACCTACACGATAAGAGCGTAGCCGATGACTGCTAAAACAATCAAATACTCACAGAGGCTAGGAGACATCATCCGTTGCCTCCCAGCTTGCAAATATCTAGCCGACCAAGGCCACGAGGTGTTCTTTGATTGCTTGCCACAGTATCACGGCATCTTCGAGATGGTTTCCTATGTAAAGGTTGGGAACAAGGGCGATGTGATAGACCTTGAGATTTGGCCTAACAAATACCAGCAATATCGTTTTTCAAATAAGACTTGGACAGAGTTTGTGTATGCACACCCAGAGATTAACAAGGCAGACCCAAAGGATATTCTATTCGACAAGCTGGACGATGCCCCAGCCAAGGGATTACCAGAAGCCTATAATATGGTTGCCCCCTTTGGGATAAGCCAAGGGCACAAGAGAGACCCTCTACAAATCATAGTTGAGGCAAGGAAGAAGTGCGGTGGAGATAATTTCTTTGTCCTATGCCAAGGCGGTACGGAGATTAAGGGATTACAAACTTACACAGCCCCAAGCATCCCAGAATTGGCTAGGGCAATAAGAGGGGCTAATGAGTTTTGGTCAATAGATAGCGGGCAAATGGCAATCGCCGCTGGGGTTAGGAAAGAAAGTAAGGTTGTGTATTTCCCGCAAACAGTCCAGCCATTCGATAAGGACAATATCTTTATTTGGGATAGCGTAGAGATAAATTGACATAAGGGGTGGGTTTATGGCGGGGACAATCGATACCACCTATTTCTCAACCGATCTTACAAATATGATCGGCGACCTATATACAGTTGTCACCGGGCTTGGTTCTTCTGCTGTATCTGCCTCCATTACTGACTTAACGATTGCACAAGAGCTGGATGTGGGTGGAGAGATTTTAAGGGTTACGCAAAGTATGGTTGTGCCATCATCAGCTATTTCCTCGCCAGTAACTATCGGGGCTTATATAACAGTAGGGACGGCAGAGAGGATGATTGCTGGATACCAACAAAGTGCAGACGGCGTTAGCTACACAATCGATATAGCTGACCCAACGACCTAATGATCTCAATCGAGCGTCAGATTGAGAATGGGCTGGCAACAGCCTTGGCTGGTATTTCTGGCGTTAATATCTACAAAAGCGATACCGAAGGCCAACGACTGCTACCCAACCTAGTAATTCAAGCCTCTATTGGGTCGGAGGAAGTTATCCCCTATTCTGGCGTATTCCGTTGCCCTGCCACAATCACCTACGCAACTAGGGCAGACACAACGACAAGATCAACTTTCGATGCCAAGTTTCAAGAGATTCTGCAAGTGATGTATCAAGAGCCTAATCTAGCTAGTGCTCTAACCACGGCCACGCTCAAGGTGTTTTTGGCTAATGTGACATCAGAATCGCCAGACATTAGGGCAGAGAATAGGACTTGGGCAAAAACCATGTCCATAGACATTTCCTGCACAAGCATATGATTAGCCCCCAGTTCAAGATAGAAGATGCCTTGGCGAGCCTATTAACGCCAATTTCGGGGCTTAATGTGTGTATAGCGAATAGAAGGGGGTTAAGGCTATTCCCATACGCAACGATTAAGGCTTCTATCGGAAGCCAGCAAATCATCCCCTACTCTGGTGTATTTGAGATTAGCGTAGAACTAAACTATTCAGATTCTGCCACACGGACTACCCAAGCCATATTTGATGACAATTATTACAGCATCTTTTCGACACTATATAGCAACAACAACACATTGAAGGAAAAAGTCCAAGATAAAGTAACTGATTTGAAGATATTTATGGGCAGAATCACAAGTCAAGCCCCAACGATACGAGCCGATAAAAGGGCTTGGCAGAGGGGGCTTACTCTTTCATTTATAGTAACCCCAGACCCAACGGCTGATGGAACGAGAAATTATGACTTCTCGGACTTCTTAAATAGCTTCTATCTCGGCACGATTTAACAAGGAGATTGAAATATGGCACTATCCATTTTAGACGGCAACCAGTCAGCAACCACGCTTTCCACCATTGTAACGAGTGGGCAACACATTACCGCCCATACGGTTGTTAGCCTTGGGACGCAAGCCGTTGCAGATATTACAACCGCAATTAGCGGGAGTACGGTATGTGTTGGCAATCTTGGCCTCTTGCAATCTACTGTTGCAACAGAGGGGCTTACTGCGTCTGGTGCTTTTATTAAAATTGGTGGGCATGCTGGTACATCTACAACTGGTAATATAGCTCACGTTTCCGCAATCGGAGCTTTGCGGGTGGACGGTTCATCCTTTACACAGCCAGTTTCGATTGCGTCAGTCACAATCGGGAACACAGTTACAATTGCTGGAACAGTCACAGCCAACCCAACTGGAACACAGACGATTGCTGGAACGGTGACGGCGAATGTTTTTGGTAAAAATGTAAATAGTTCTACTCTTCAACAGATACCAATTATTGGCTATGATGAAGATATAACAGCCGCTAGTGATCAAATTGTAGTGCCAGTTCAGATATCAAATAACGATGGGACTATTGGCTCTGCTAACCCTCTCCCCATCTCTGGCACGGTGTCCCTAGGAATACAGCAATCGGATGATGCTGATGCAAATATCAAATTCATCCCGATAGGATACGCTACAGTTGATGGCGGTGGCCAGTTAGACCAATGGACAGCCGTTGATCCATTAAGCCCGCTACCAGTTTATTTCCCATCAAATAATCCTCTCCCCGCTGGCACAAACCGCATCGGTGTGGTGACGATTGGAGCAGGGACAGTCACCATCGGAGCAGGGACGGCACAGATCGGAGTCGTAACAATAGGGAATATCCGTCGTTCGACCGATGGAGCTACAACACAACTTACCACAGAGGTTGGAAGCGGATATCTTGAAGTAAGAAGTTATATCGGAGCAGGGACGGCACAGATTGGAAGCGTCACCGCATCTATCAGCGGGACGGTTCCCATCAGCATCTCCTCCGTTACGGTCGGCAATTCGGTCACCATCGGCTCGCTCCCTGCGATTAGTGGGACGGTCACGGCAAATGCTGTATTACCAGATGAACTTATTGAATTGTTTGATGAAAACTCTGCAACTAAATGCGTCTCTATACACATAAAAGATGATTCCAATAATATAATTGGAATAAATGCAACCCCTCTTACCATCTCTGGCACAGTCACCGCCGCCTCCTTCGCCGTCCAAGGCACGGCAGTAACCACATCTAACTTTACCAGCACAACGGCCTCTACCGTGCTGGCTGGTTACAATGCGACAAGGGAAGTACTAACGATTTTTAACGAGGGAGCTGGCAACCTTCATATTTGTGCTGGGGCAACTTGCACCACTATTGCCTATCAAGTGCGACTATCTGCGGGCGATTACTACGAAGTGCCAAATCATCAAACCAGTCTCACGCACTCTGCTGTATTCGCCACGGCTGGAACGGCACGAATTTGCCAAGTTAGCTAGGAGTAGGCGATGCCTCTTACTAAAGCCACCCTTCAATCTACTGGGCCTTTTGGTAATCCAGATCAGATTGGATACATCAACCCATCCTTCTACGATGGGACTGGATCACTATGTATTTTGCCAGTAACAAACTCACGATTTGATGCGACTGGAACTGTTGGGTTTGGTGTTAGGGCAATCTTTTTTTATAGATTTTTCATATCAAAACCCACAACTATTAGCGGAGTTTCACTAGCATTCACGGCAAACACAGCAACCACAAAAACCATTACATCAATTACGGAAAGTAGTGGTACTGCCACCGCTACCTCAACGGCTCACGGCTTTGTGGCTGGCGATAGAATAAGAATTGCTGGTGCTACGCCATCAATCTATAATGGGACAAAGGTAATTCTAACTGCCCCAACAGCAGATACGTTTACTTTTGCGGTTACGGCTGGGACTGGTTCTGCATCTGGAACAATTACGGCAAGAGAGTTTGTTGGTTGTTCAATTTATGATTACGACGCAAGCAATCTTCTTCCAAAAAATAAATTAATTGATTGTGCCATATTGCCATCAACTTCAAATGTAATTACAAACTTTGATTCAAACATAACTCTACCCACAGGAATGTGTTGGGTTGGGTTTGGATGTTCAAGAAACTCTAATAACAATACTTTTGCAACTATTGTGCAGGGCGATAACAGCACATCAATGGTTAACAGTCTTTTATTTGGAGAAAAAACTGGGTCTTTTTCACAATTTCGCGGTGGGGTTGGGGTTTTTGCTTATGACAATGTTGTAAACCCATCGCTATCTAATGGAAATTCTGGCCACGCTCCATCGCTAACTGCTGGTCTTCCAGCAAATCAATCGGCAGTAGTCGGAATTGCGTCTAATGCATCAGCAGGAAGCGATTGGCGATGTAAGGTTCCATTCCTCGGTCTTGTGGTAGCTTAAATGCCCCTCCTCCTCCTAACTCTTTTACTCTGCTCCTGCTCGCCGAAGCCAGTAGATCATAACAACGCCCTGCCACGGTACAGCGATATGTCTGCCGCCGAGGACGCTATGAACGCAGGGAAGGCGAAATGAATGAGTGCCACGGATGATAAGGATGCCCCTAGCTGGCGGGACTTTATGGCAAGCCTCAAGTTCTTGGAGGCCGAGGGCTACATAGAGATATTCTATAACGACAAGGGCGAGCAAATGGTAAGGATTGCCCCCGGTGCAGAGAAAGCAAGGCTATGAGTGCAGACCAAGTGGCTGACTTGCGAGAGAGATTGGCAAGAATCGAAGAGAGGCAGGTCAATCTGATTGCTGTTTTAGAGCGTCACACTAGCGAAATAGCCGAATGGACGGGGAGGATGAACGGCAAGGTCGATACCCTAGAAAGGGATGCCCACACAATCAAAACAAAGCTATGGCTAGTTGCTCTAGTGTCGGGGGCGGTATTCTCTACAATCTGGGAACTCATAAAGGTGCGTGTGTTCCCACGATAATTTGACACAAAGGAATATCAAATGGCCGCTACAAGTATAGGACTTTCTACTGTCGCCTTTGGATTAGCCGCTGAAACTGGCGTTGTTATTCAGAGCTTCTCGCTTACACAGACAGCAGAAACAACGGAAGTCTCAAAGCACAACGGCACTCACTCTGCTGTTGCGTTTTCTGCTTTCAAAAGGAATGTTAGTCTTTCTGGTAACTGTAGTGGTGCTGTTGCATCCTCTGGAATTGGTGGGACTCTTGCTCTAACTGGCAACACAACCGCAGTATCTAGCGGAACTTACTTTGTGACGGATGTTTCTTTCTCGCAAGCCGCAGATGGCTTTAACAGCTTTGACCTATCCGCAACCGCATACGATGGATTAAATACATAATATGGCCGCTACAATCATTGGAAATAGTACAGACCTAGCCTTCGGGATTGCCTCCGCACAGACCGGGATGGTGATTCAATCCATCTCTTCCTCTGCCTCGGCTGATGCAGTTGAGCTAAAGAATAAGGGTGGCGATGTTACGGCGGTAGTGTTCCGCAACAAGAAAGTCACCTACTCGGTAGAGGGTGCATACACCACCTTTAGCGGTAGCGTTGGGGCAACGATCACAGTATCCAACGGAAGCAACTATGATCTATCTGGTGCGGCCTATATTACTGAAACCGCCAGAAACCGTAGTGCAGATAACTTTGAGACAGTGTCCTTCACGGCAGTTCGATACGATGGTATAAGTTAGTTTTAACCTAGAAATCCTTATGCAAGAAAAAATCCTCTATACTCGAAACATCAAGCTCGCCTCAACCCTCGCCACATTTGGCATCCCCTTCAGAGAAAAAGAGCCAATGGCCGTCATTGAGGATGCAGACGATAACAATCGCAGAAGCGTTACATTCTTCTTCAGCGACCTTCCTAGTGGTCTTGGGGGCAAGATCGTTGATATGTGGGAAAAGGGCTGGTCGGCAATTACAAACTACGATGACCCCATAGCCTATTGCAGAGCCGTACTAGAGAACAGAGAGCGTCTATTGGACGCTATGAACAACGCCACCCCCCTAGTTAAAAAGCAGTTTGGGAAAGCTACTTTGCTTGTTAGCAAGAACGCATCCCCAGAACTACGAAAGAAATTAAGCAAATACCTATGAACCTAGACCTACAAAAAGATGAGGAGATTCTAAACAAGGCACTCGACAAATCCTTTGTCATAAACGAGAGAATGTTTAAGGGAAGCAAGGTTGGCAAGTTCACTCTGGGCACACGAATTGTAATGAACCAGATTCGTGAGGAGGCAGACACTACAGAGTTCTTTATTTGGTCTAGCCTATATTGCCTAACTCACCCAAGGTCTGAGTTAGTGAAATTGGCTTGGGACAAGGCCAAGTTTAGGGAGTCGGTTCTGAATTGGTCTGATGAATTTAATGAGGCTGATTTTATTGAGGGAGTTAAAATTGTAGACGAAATCTTTTCTGAAATTGCAGAGGCTCGTGTTCAGACCAATGGAGGGAACGACTCCCCAAAATAGTACAGCCAGCCGGGATTGCTTCGTCCGTCTGGCTATTTGCAAAGGAGTTCGGGTGGACAGCAGAGCAAGTATTGTGGGAGATGGCAGAAGTGCAACTTGTTCAGCTAGAACACGCTATGCTTGTCAATCGTGGAATTGATGTCAGAAGGCATAACTCTAACGCAGTAAATATAATTGATGATATTCTTGACGATAGACAATAAATTTATGGCTAATGTATTTAAGTTGGATACTAGGGATTTCAATAGAACTATCGATAAGTATATTGAATTGCGTAATGCTGATTTTCTAACAGAAGTTAATAGGAGAGCCGCCAACATTATTATGAAGGCGATGCAAGAAACAAAGGTTACAAACCCATTGAGAATTGAGGCCGACTTAAAAGCAACCGTGCAATCTTTTAAGAGTCCAAGGCAATTAAAAACAGGTAAAGAATCCAAAAGGAAAAAATTTAAGCCCTTCTACAAGGGAACACCAGTAGGCTATAAAATTTTTAATTGGAGAAGAAAGAATAGGCCATTAAGCCTTCGTAAGCACTTGAGAGGAAAGGGGATTGCTTGGGAGCAAATGGGAACGCAATTCGATCTATTTGTTAAAGCAACAAAAAGCTCTGTGGCATATATAAAGGCGGGATGGTTGCCAGCACTTAACAGATATAAGCAACAAGGAATCAAAATTAAATCTGATATTAAAAGAGAGCCAAGTCCTCAAACTTCGGCAGGGAAGGGATATGCCATACCAGCACAAAGAGTTGGAGATTTTCTCAAGACAACATTTGCAAATGCCGCAAATGGGGTTGGGAAAATTGGTGTACCGGCTTTGGCAAGAGCCTTTAATCGTGAAGAGCAAGATATGAAAGGCAAGATACTCGAAATGGAGCAGGAGAGGCTTAACAAGCTCCGAAGGTAATATGAGCTTCACCTTGGTTGGCGAGATTAATATTGACGGACGCAAGGGTACGATTGCATTAAAAAATATCCAGAGAGAGGCCAACAAGACATCTGATACATTCCGTAGGGCTGGCGGGAATACTGAGCGACTAGGGAAAAGCCTCTTGTCCCTCGGCCTTAATGCTGGCAAGGCTGGTTCATCCCTTGGCTCATTGGCTCGATTGGGTACTGGGGGGTTGTTTGGGGCGGCTGTCCTAGGCTCAATTAACAAATTCGGCCAAACTGTCAAGCAAGCCTCTACGGATTACTACGACTCACAGAAAGCACTTTCCTCTGCCTTTGAGACTTCTTTTAGAAGCACAAGCGTTGAGCAAGCACAAGCTGGGTTAGAAAAGACAGAGGATACGATTGAGTCTTTGCGGGGTAAGATTACCCAGCTTGGTGCATTTGGCGGGATATTGAAAGGCATCGAGAAGTTCACCGGGGTAAATCTTGGGGTTGGAGATACAGAGAGAGCATTGAAACAAGCCCAAGACCAACTCCTAGTCCAAGAAGAAATTGTTAATCTTAAACAAAAAGAAGTAGACGAAATTAAAAACATTGAGAAGCAAAGCAGATCGGCCATAAACATTTCAAAGCAGACTCAAGAAACTCTAAAATTTGTTAATGAGATGGAGGGCGGTAGGCAGATACTTGTAGACTTGGCTAAGGAAGAACTGAAACAAGCGGTTGCTTTAAGGGACGAAAATATAAAGATTCTCGACACGCTTATTGCATCTAATCGTGAGGGGAACAATAAGGAACAAATCAATGCACGAAACATAAAATCTGCTGAACTAGAACTTCAAATATACAAATCACAAAACAATGTGATTAGGGCACAGAAGGCAGAGAGGGCGGCAGATGCAAAGCGATCACAAGAGGCTGGCGGTGGTTTGTTGGGTGCAAGCAGGGCAGGGCAACAAGCCCTTGATGTGGCAAGGAAAGTAAGGGCTAGAGAGGTCAAGAAGGAAGATTTTAGAACACAAGACCAAGTATTTGAAAGGATGAAAACAGAGGAAAACATTAAGCGTAAGGCCAAGGGGTTGCCCCCAGTAACATCCCAGCAGATGAGGGAACAAGTGGCCGCACAACAAGCCGCAGGAGAGATGCCCTTATTATCTGAAAAACTTGGAGCGATGCAGGGCGGGACACCCGCAAGTCAGATCGCCGCAGAAAAAGCAAAGGGCGGTGGTGGGGCAGATATGCAAAAATCTCTACTAGAAGCAATTAAGGCATTATCAGATAAGCTCCCAGCCGCAGTAGCAACTGGATAAAATATATGGCAACAACTATTATCTCCAACATTTCCTCATTCGATTACGAGCCAGACATTACGACAGACAATGGCCGTGATGGGATTACAGCTTTTCAATTTTCTGTTGTCGGTTCGTTTTCTGCACTCAATTCCAACTTCTCTTTAGATCAAGTATTGGTTGGAGTTCCAGATCAACCACCCGGAAACTTCCGTGTTGTTCGTAGAAATATGAGTCACATAGCTGGGGATACAACAGATGGACTTTATAGGCTTCAAGTATCGGCAGAGGGCGGGACTGGGGATAATTCTCTTTTTATCCTAGAAACCAGCTATCAATACCAAAAGGAGATTGTTAGTGGGTTTGTTCAAACAATACAGCAAGATATTTCTGTTAATTATATTTGTGAATGGTTATCCCCCACAGTCACAATCACAACTAATAGCCAAACCGAAGATGTCACAGCAGTTCAAGATAGGGTTCGGGGTCTTGTTGCAAGCCAGCAAGTGCAGATTATTAGGAATAAGCCAGATCGAAGTGCGGTTATCGGCACAGTTCAATATCCAGTATTTGGGCCGGGCATAGATGTGAATGCAATCAACATCGTGGGTTCATCAGTTGAAACCGCTGGTGGATTGTTTAGGGTTAGGGCATCGGCCACTAAAGGCCAAATGCAGTTATCTCTATGAGATCGGGAACTGGAAGTTCTTTTTCTAAAGTTCCAGTATTAGCTGATACTGGGCTAATAACAAAAACCTACCTACACGACCTAGAGGCGGCAGTAAAGCAACGAACCCCAGTAGCAGGGGCGAATATCGATATTAAGGTAACTGATGGGAGCTATGTAATATCGGCAACGGCGGGTGCTTTGGTTGGGGGGGGTGTGGCTGGATTTAGAGAGATAACTCTGACTGTCTGCTCTAACGGAACACCCGCCACAATCACGGTCTTGGGCAAGTAATTGACAAGGGCATAGACTAAAGTGAACGCTCAAGAGCTATTTCTGGATGTATCTAGTGGCAGATTCTTGGATGGTGAGAGTGCTATTCCAACCATTAAGCCTTCATTCTTTTCTGATGAACAAAAGAGAGTCAATATTTCTGTATTAAAAGTAAAAAATAAT